TATCTCTTGCAAGTTCTTCCCTATCTCAGCATCACTTTTAATGATGCCACCGCCATAATAACGGGGCTCCGCTTGCTTGATAATATCCTGAATAGATATTGTTCCAGACGTGGTTAAATCAATTTCATTTCCCTGCATAGCATCACTAAGAGAGGATGCAAGTTGCACACGTGGTGTTTTTGATCTCTGATAAGGAATAACATAATAGTCTGTTTCAGCATCAAGTGGCGCAGGAAAATTAAAGCCTGACAATCTAACACGGTCACCACGTTGTAAGAATAATTGATCACCTGCAATTGTTATTGTATTAGCACTATCATCGGCTGCCGTAATATCAAAAGATCTGTTTGTGACTTCTTGTATTTCATCACAGTTGTTGGCGCTGCTTGTCAGTGATGTGGTATCTATTCTTGTACTCGGAACTTCAAAGCCAATCTTTGTATCTGTTAGATAATCACGTGCAATTAAGGCTGCGTTGGCGCTATATTCCGTTGTATCAGTTCGGGGATCATATAATTTCTTCCCACGCACATAAGCTGAAACATTTGGAATACCACTAGGAAACACATCACGGTTAAATTCATATCGTACATAAATATAGGCAATCTCTGAAAGTTTATGGTCACTTGTCCAATCCGATACCTCAGATACAAGGTCGCTATCTGCATTTTGTGTGGGTGATCCTAAATGTTTTTTAATGCGCACATAATTTGCAAATGTTCCACTTGTAACAACGCCATCACCGCCAATTTGATCAGGAGCAATACTTACATCATTAATAATAACTTCACCAATTTCAGCAACCTCATGACTGGCAAGCATGATAACAACATGTAAGTATTTATTATCGCCTGTAGAACCTATAAATGCAGTTGCACCAGACGCACGTGATTCACCATAAATATACCTTCGCTCAGAAACAGGCTGCCTAAATTGCCTTGTGAAGTCACCACCATCACCAAACGATCCTGCATTAGGCGGTTTTGGTGCTAACAATTGGCCAACAAATGACAATAAAAGAGAGCTTCCGAAAGCAATAGCAGCAGCAGTCCATGAAAATGTAGCTGCCGCCCCTGCATATGCAAAGCCTGCCGCCACCGCCGATGCCACTGCCGTTAATGTCGCTACAACCGCCATTTACAAAACTTTCTGGTAAGATGTTTCAACTTTATCAAAGCCAATAGAGCGATAATAACGCCCCATCACCCCCGTTCTATCATTTTCCAAACAAACCATATTTAAGAACTTGCAACCCTTTTCACGAGCTTCATTTTCCATCATATCAAGCATCATCTGCGCATTATCCTTTGAACGGTAATCTGGCTTAATATACCAGCATATTTCTGTTGCTGATAATTCAGAAGTGATAAGGTCTGGAAAATATGAATATGCCAAAATACCTACAATATCTTCATCATCCCTGATTACAATACAAGATGCAATTCCATTTTGCACAAGACCGCCTACGGCACTATGCCAATGCTTCCAACTCAATTCTTTGCCTGCCAATTCTGCGAACTCTTCACATAATGACTGCAAAGCTTTCATCTGTTTTTTTGTTTTTAAAAAAACTATTTCTGTCATCCCCACACCACATCTATGTCTTGTATCTTTGGTATAAATTCAAGTCCCTTATCGTCTGGATAGTCGATCTTCTGATCTTCTGGCGTGTATCTACGTTCTTTGGCTTTACGTATATCAATGGCGTTACTCTCACATTTGATTGCAAAGTCTGCGACCTCCGCATCATCCGAAAAAGAAATAATGTCCATACGACCCGAGAAAAGCTCATAAGGAGTACCAATAAGAGCACCGCTATCATTTACCACCGCAAACCACATTGTTACATCACGACCCTGATAATTTGAATTTAAAGCCGATGATATAATACTACTCGTTATGCCTGAAAGTGTAAATGTTACAGTGGTTGCACGCAAATCTTGACTTTCTTCAATAGGACTTACACCAAGAAAAGTCCCAGCACCTGTGAATGTTATGTCATTCCACAATAAATCACCGTAACCTGTCCACATATTCAAATCACCTGATTCGAATTTAAACTGCACCATCATTGCAGGGCGTACAACTGTAGAAGTAATCTCATTTTTAAAGTTTGTATCTAAATCACGTGCCATCAATAGCCTCAACTGCTGTAAAGCTTACTGTGAAGGTATTTATAAAATCAGAAGGCATATCTACTTCATTTGTTGCCAAACGAAATAACCCCTTTGGATTATCTAAAATCAAAGCCTCATTGTCATCTGGTGATGATCTAAGATTAGGGAAAATATCAAGTGTAGCTGATCCAGCCGCATCACTATTCACGTCATTCAATATTTTATATAACCTTGTGTTTGATCCTGTACCCAATTGAAAGAAATCACCACACCGCAAAACATTTGTCTGATTCGCCCCAAACCCATCAACAACCAAAGTATTACCAGTTTGGCTACCACCCTTAACGACAATGGACGACCCAAATTCTATAACTATATTATCATTACTTTCAGTCAGTAAATGATCACCTGCTTCGGTTAATAGATTATCTGTTGAGGTTTGCTCATAAACTCCACGAGGCGATTTACCACTTGGCACATACATCGTAAATGTACCCTGACGCCCTTTCAGCTTTGCCAAAAAACAATGATATATTTCCGCCTCTGCACGCTTCATACGTGGTAATTGCGCCTCAATCTCCCATCTCTGCCCAGCCCATGAATAAATCTGCTCAGAAAGGGTAAAAGGACTTTGAGAGCGTGCATTGCTTGTTCTAATCCGCAATACAGCATCTGTAAGACCAACATCGGTAGGGAAATCAATTGGATATGTAATCGTCATCTTAGAAAATCAGGCTTTCTTGAGTTTTGTTCACGTACAGCAGATATGGCAATATTAGGAACTTGCCTTCTCAATTGTGACACATCTTGCATCACACGTCTAATTTCTTGCTCAACACCTTTAGAAGCGCCACGAGCATCAATGTTTATAATTTGTGAACCACCGCCACCAAAAGAATCTTGATTACTGTGCACAAAGCCACTTGCTTGTCCCATTGTTAATATTTCAGGGCCTTTTTCACCAACAAGATAAGAACGACCCGCACCAACAGAACCACCAGAAGCCCTTGCACCTGACAAGTTTGGAATAATTGACATTGGCGCTCCTGTTGCTGTCCCAGTTGCTGGCGTTGCTACTGGCGCACCACCCATGGCACCTGTTATACCAGATATTGCACGCATAATAAGTGCTTTAACAATAACAGCTTGCATGTCGTTAATTATTGATCGTGCCATATCCTTAAATGACGTTCTTGAACCTTGTGACATAGCCATGAAGCTTGACAACATTGAGGTAGACATTTGGTCAAATGCGCCTTGCATTAAATCTATTTCAGTATGAATTTCTTGTGCATTAGACTTGAAATCATCCACAACACTATCTTTTGTTGCCAAAAACTCAAACTCACTATCAATGCCCAATCCTGCCATTTGCTCATGGATCGGCTTTTCTTTAGTCTTTAATGATCTTGATGTGCCTTTTCTTTTTGTTCCGCTTCCCTCTTTCTTACCGCCTTTATTTTTCTTTTTTAGCTCGATTTCTTCTTTCAAAAGCTTTATTTTTTCCTTTAAAACATCTATCTCTGTCTTCTCTTTTTTTTCAGCAACATCTATGCTTTCCTGTCGTAATTGCAGTTGCTCGATTAAAATATTAGTCTCTTTTTGAAGCTCTGCGATTTGTGGACGTGCCAGTGCTCCAAACATTTGCTTACCTAGCCTGTGAAGCTCGGACATTTCTGCTATATTTTCGTCAATGCGCCTTTGCAACTCGGAATTAGATGCTTTTTCAACGCTTAAAAATGTTTGTAGGAATTTATTCGCTGCAACTGTTGCGTCTATTAATGGTTCCTCTAAAAAATCGAAAATATCCGAACCAATATCTGCAAGTGTATTAGATAAAATTCCAGACTGCGCTTGAAATGTATCAATCATCTGCTTTGCTTGCCCCTCAAAGCTTTGAAGTGCAGGAATGAGTAATTCCTTAAACATTTCAGAGGTAACTTCACCGTCATTAATCATCTGGCGCAATTCACCAGCCGCCAGTCCTGCCGCTTCTTCCATGCGGTTGATAATTCCAGGTAAAGGCTCTGTGACTTGGTTAAATTCCTCAGCTCTTACAGTTCCCGAACCCATAGCCTGTGAAAAACCAAACAAGACTTGGTTTAATTGCTCTGTGGATGCGCCAAGGGCAATGGTTGTACTGGATAGTCCTTTTGATATTTCTAAGCTCTCTTCAAGTGATATTGTGCCGTTATCCACAAATACAGCAAGTTTACCGTAGCCCTGCGCTAAAGCTGCAACACTTGCGCCTGTCTCTTGACCAACCGCACGCAAGTTAGACATAACACGAGCTGCATCTTCTGCACTGCCAAGCATACCTTCAATACGCTTTTGTGCTGCTTGCATTTCTGAACCAACCTTGACAGAAAAAGCAGCAACAGCCACAGCAGCCGCACCAACAGCAAGACCTATAGCTTTGTAATTATTCGCAATAGATTGAGAAGCTGCCGAACTTGCACGCTCGAAACGTGTCGTTTCCGCACTGGCTTGCTGTACAGCAAGACCTATAGCTTTGTAATTATTCGCAACAGATTGAGAAGCTGCCGAACTTGCACGCTCGAAACGTTTCGTTTCCGCACTGGCTTGCTGTACAGCAGAACCTGTTTCTCTAAGCTCTTGCTGTACAACTTGTACCTTACGCTCAAATTGAGACGTCTCAGCCTTGAATTTAGCAACTAATTCTTGCGCTACAACCATTAAATACGCCCCTTAATTTCCATGCGTAACTGCATATCATCAATCTGTTTTTTGGTCTTTCTAACTTCTTTATCTTTGTTTTTACTATTGTTAAACATGATAGCAGAAACAACATCATAAACCGTTGCGCCCCAAAAATCATACGGTGACCAATTTAATTCAGTATAAGCGAAACCTGACCATAAGTCATACGGAAGAAAATCAGGCTCGCTTAACTCTTTTTTTCAACATCTTCACTTTCTTCTTGCTTTGGCATACGTAGTGCCTCAAGAACAAAAGTAAGAATACGATCAGAAGCTTTAAAAGCCCCATTCTGTTCAAAAAAATTCTTAACAAATTTCTGCCTATCTTCACGACTGTCAATATCTGCCCATAAAGCATGAAAAAGAATTTTCTCACATGAAGTAATTGAAGGCATAACACCATGACTTAAATCTGAAAATATAACATTAAGATTTAGACCATGACTTTCAATATACTTGAGATTTTTTAAATGGTGATGCGCCTTTAAACTATCACCACCTGCTTCAAATACCGTAAAAGACATTAAGCCACCGTGTAAGCAATATCACCAGAAGAGGTAAACGAACAAGAGAAAGTAGCACCCTCTTTATCAGGTGAATTTTGCTGCCATGATTGGATAACAAAAGTACCTTCGAAATCGTTTCCTCCTGTATCTTCCAAGAACTTCAAATAAACAAGACCACCAGCAGAAGAACCAACAGAAGCTGTGCGCAATGAAACAAAAGCAGCGTTAGAAGAAATAAACCCTGAAATGTTACCAGATACAGAAATTTTACCACATGATGCAATTAAAGCCTGTGAGCGGCTATCTTTGTTTGTGATGTCAACAATCTCATTTGTTTGTGTAATGTCATGCGCTGTACATCCAGCAATAGTTGTATAAGTTGAACCAGAATCAGTTGATATTTGAACAACATACTCTGAACCGCAAATTTCACCAGCCATTTAAGACTCCCTTATTAAATATTAACTATAATTTATCACTATATCGAATTAGTGGCAAATATTTTAAATCTTGTTACCATTTGCACAGTACGTCCATCTTCTTCAGGAATTGCACGTTGAAATCCATCCCAATTGCAGCAAACAACTTCACCCTGCGTAAGTGTAAGATCATTATTCTTGTCGAATGCATCATAAAGTTTGGAGGTTATTTCGCTCGCACTTTCTATTGCAGAAGATGATAAGCTTTCCCTTTGGGTAAACACTGAAAATGTAAATATAAATTCTTGCCCTTGCACTGTTTTCATCGGAACATCGTTCACATCAAAGCGATATGAGATATAAGGGAAGGCTGTTTTTTGTTGTGGTTCAAAGTATATTCTATTCGATATTTCAGTAATTTGCGACCTAATACGACTAACAACAGCAATAATGACCTCTTTTGTAATGTCTGTCATATAAATTTCCTTGCTATATCTTTTAATGACCTTTCAAAGCGTTTATTGATATAGTCCCTATTTTGATGGACAGTAGGCATAAGCCAAGGCCTAGGAGCAATCTTTGATGTACCAAATTCAAGCATGAAACCATGTGGTGCCGAACGTCTTGAACCAACAGTAGCCTCTAATCCCATTAATGAAAATTCACTTGTTATATTAGAAACAAGCTCACCACGGTCTGTTTTGGGGAATTCACCTGCAGAAGATGCTTGATGTGTCTTTGTGCCACGTTTGTAAATTCGCCCTGATCGACCACCTGACTGGATATTATATTTTGCGTCACCTTCAACCTTAAAAGTTACATCTGCAATAGCTTGCTTCGCTTCTTTTGGTGTCTCATTGGTCATTTTACGCAACTTAGAAATAAGACCAGAAGTATCAAGTGCGATGGTCATAGCAATGGTCATGAAAGTACCTCACTTGCTATAATACGCACATATCTATTATCTTCGAATAAATCAATCGCCTGTGTAACTTCAAACTGACGACCTTTGAAAACTATTCTATATTTCACCGTATCCAAAGGGTCATCAAAAATGGACTGATAACGCACTGTAATCTTGTGCGATACCTCACTATCCAGCTTGGAATATTGCGTACGCTCTATTTGCTTCATAGGTTCTATGATGGCATACATGGAAGCTAGGTCTGAATATTCTGTTTTAAACCCCCCCATATCGCCAACAGTTTCAGTTGCACTTCGGATAGTGATTCGATGCTTGGCATTCATACGAAAGTTTAAATCTTTATATGTTTTGCACTTACTCATATGAAAGCACACTGATCATAATTAACATACCCTGCTATAGTTCCAAGTATTTGCCTTAATGTTTTATCACAACAATCACCCTCAAAGAAATAAGATACAAGCTCTTTAATAACCATCTTTATATCTTCTGGTGTATTCGCTGCATCTGCCGCAATACCAGCTGTAAACTCAACTTGATAAGCTTGATTATTTCTAGGCTCGATATAGTGATTACCAAGGAGAACTTTTTTCCCAAAATTTGAACTTGTTGTTAATGTATTGGCAATATTTTTCTCGTCGTAAATCTTTACTGAATTAACCGCTGTTGGTGTATATGGCAAATGCACATATTCTTCACCATATTCGTCATATTTTGGGTATGATGTTTTGTATAAAATCGTCTTTGTTATAATGGGATTTTTTATGTAACTCTCAACAGTAGCCACGCTAGATTTTATAAGGTCGGACAATGTTGTATCATCTTCTGTATGGTCTATCTTTAACCATGCTTTAGCCTCTGCCAAAGTAACAGGCAATTCCGATGAATCTGTAACAATGTTTATTTCTATATTTGACATAAAAACCCATAATTGAAAATTATAGAGGGTATAAACTACCCCCTATAGGATTATTTATTAGACCGCCTGCGTGTTGGTGCAGGCTTTGTTTCTAATTCGAGATCAGGTGCTTGTTCAATGGTCTTTGTTGCTTTTTTCGCTTTGATATAACCGCCTTGCTCTAAGGACTTCACGGATTCAGAAACGATTTCCACAACATCACCTTTTTGAAATTCAACAACCTTAATCCCATTTGGAGAATATTTGAACTTTTTTAACACTTCAAACATATATTAAGCCTGTGGTTTTAAGCCATCACCTAAGAGAGCTTGTGCTGATACAGGCAAAGAGATTGTTCCGGTAACATCAGCTTGTACACGAACATAACGCTTATTTCCTGTATAAGCGACCTTCGCAGAAGCTTCATCTTCCGCACCATCATCAATTGTAGCGAAAACACCACTAGAATCCACTGTATATCCACCAGCCAATGCAGAACTTGTTACATCTGCCCATGTTGAATCATCGTCACTGTCTTGAAGAACAAAAGTAACATTATTTGACCCATTTAATGTGCCACCATTAGCTCCAATATTCACAGCGATAAAGCATGAATTAAAGCCTTTAGTGTCAACGGTGCTCCCATTCACATCAGAAGAAGTTAAAGTTTGCGCATTAAGAGTGTTAACAATCTTAAAAGCACTGGCTCTTTCTGTTAAAGTTGTCATCTTTGACCCCTAAAATAAAATTAATGAAAAGAGGGTGAACCCACCCTCAGAATAATTAAGCTGCAATCTTACCAATTTTAATTGCTTCTGTATTCAATACATCACCGCCGACACGCTTAGTGAAATAGAACTTAACATATGGTTTTGCTGTGTATGGATCACGCAATAATGAAATTCCAAGACGATCAACAATCTGATAACCAACAGCAAAGTTACCATAAGCCACAGAAAGTGCATTAGCTGCAACGGCTGGCATATCATCAGCAAGAATAATACGCTTACCAAGAAGCATAAGCTCAGCACCATTACCAGCAGAAGGAGTAAGTGCATCAAACTTATTATCTGTATACATAAGTTTAAGAAGCTCACCATATCCGCTACGCTTCATCATAAATACAGCACCTGATTGATATGGGTCTTTAAGGCTATTCTGAAGTTCAATAAGTCCATTACCTGTAAGGGCAGCAGCAGCACCAAGATTAACTTGTTCAATTTGTTCACGGTTATATGTTGCAGAACCTGCATCATAATCCAAGAAACCACGTGGCTGTCCAGAACCATTACCTGAAACAAATGCTGTATTTTCTGTACGTGCAAACTTATCAGATACTTTATCTGCCAACCAAGGCTCGATTGAGAATGCTGCATCATCAAGCAAACGCTGCGTCACTTGTGGTTGTGCATATTGCTCATGAACTGCAATTGTTTTCTTGCCTAATTCTGGTGTACTCGTCACAGATCTCGTTGCTGTTTCAGACACCCAACCTTGATCAAGCTCATTATCGTCAATCAAGAAATCTACCGAATCTGTACTGATAGACTGAACAGAAGCAACAGCACGCACAGGAGAAGTTTCAAATACACGCTTAATAATTGTGGCACTCATTGCACGTGGCACCAAATAACCACCATCCGCACCAGAATAAGAACCCATGTCTTTTTGCTCTAGTTCTGCAAAGCCCGCTTCATCACCCTTACGTACGAAAGCTTCGAGCACTTCTTGCTCTTTCTTTTCGATATCAGAAAGACCATTCTTGTCTTCCTTTACACCCGCTTGTTGAAAAGCAGCCTTAAGCGCCAATGTTTCACGCTCTGCAGCTTGTGCCTTCTCTTGAAGAGAAACAAGATCATCTGAAACTTTCTTGAATTTTTCTTCAGTGACAACATCTTTGGTCTTCTCATCGACCATAGATTTAATTTCACCAAGTGCATCATGCACTTTTTTAATATCGTCTGACATTAGGAAACCCATTAGGTTAAGTTGATAATATAAAGCTCAAAAGTTCATCTCGAACCCCATAGGATCATCCCGACCGTCTGGTATTTAAAGTCTTTCGACTAAATCTTAAAATCTTTTAAGATAGATGCTAAGTCATTATAATTTAATTCTTCAGCCTTTTTAAACTCGCCTGTCTCTTTTTTGTGCATAAGAGACTTAAAACCAAAGTTAGCAAGGTGCTTTGCTTCCTTATTTGAATAGCCAATCTCACGCATAGCGGATTCAAAATCACGCTCACTCTGAATATCCCCTGATTTTACAGACATAATATTTGCCTTTTCGTTAGCAGGGAATGTCACAAGTGAAACTTCATAAAGGTCAGCAGATTTAATATGCCTTACACCTTTTTCATCATATTCACGATCTTTAGTTATGTAACCAACTGATAGATCAGTTAAAGCACCAGATTTGGCCAACTCGTAAGCATCACGCCCTGCACTTGTCTTGGTGTTAATCTCACCTTCAACAATGAGACCTTTTTCATCTTCCGAAACAATGTCCCACAAACCAATAAGTTTATCTTGGCGATGTTGATATAACATTTTTATTGATCTATTTTGGGCAGAATTACCAAACGCACCCTTGTGGACAACATCTTTATCATTGTCAACATTACCATAGAATGCACCATATCCTTTAATTCGACCCTGTTTAGAGCTATCTTCTTTAAATTCAAATTTTCCGAATGAGGAAGAAAATTCCATATCAAAATCCTTTAACTTTGTCTAAATAATAACATTAACTATATAAATAGCAAATATTATTTAACTTTGTGGTATATACCTCAATATACATCTGCAATTTATGGTATTTCTTGCGCTTCCCCGTGGGTCATTTGGTCGTGACATCTTTTCACCACCTACTTCAAACATTTCATCAATAGGAATTGCAGGCTTATTTCTCATAGCAGCATGTGGATCACGTACACGACTATCTGATACAGGAACCCACTGCTTAAGTAATGGCATATCTAGGTTCTTTGAGATATCTCTCGCACGTCTTTCACTCGCATACATTGCAGCTCTATGTGTTTCAGTTCTGGCAATAACTGCCGCACGTACAGAACCAAGTTTTAGATCATTATCAATCTTTTTTGCTATTTCCCTGCGTGTTAATTGCTCTTCTATACCCTTTGCAATTATTTCTTTGATCTCTGAATAGTAATTAGTGACGATTAAAGCCATCATCTCATTAAAATATTCAGAACCAACCCATTCAAGAATATAACTATCAACAGAAAAATCTTGCTTTTGCTCAAACTTAATTTGCTCCGCTACAAGTTTTACAGCAACTTCCATTGTGCCACGAATAGAACTAGAAACAGCATCAAATAAATCATTCTTAAGGCTTATCTCACGCATAATGGAAAAGCCTTCTTGCGCTATGACATCCTCATAATTATTAACAATATACCTTGTCTCAGCATCAAATATCTTAGCCACAGAAGAACGTAATTCGTTTTCACGCCTCTTTAGTGGTATCGTCCATCGCACACGCTCACGGGCGAATATTTTATCTTTATTGCTCGTCATTAACAGGCTCTATGCTTTGACCATCAAGAAATTCAATAGGAGTTTGATTGCTTGGCATGAATAAGCTATCAGCAGTCGGGTCTTTAAATCTCTCAAATCCTAACGCCTCACGTGCTTCATTGGGTGTAAGTATCCCATGTCTTACAAACTCAGTTAATCTCTTCCCTTTACGCTCTCTCTTATCTTCAAGACCCTCAATACTTTCACGATCAATACGAATTTCTGTATTATCTCCAAATATTTCAGCAAACCATTTATTATATGTCTCAATAATAGTGCGCACATGTGGAATGACTGTCTGCAGAATAAATTCTTCACGTGCCATCTTGTAATTATCAAGCGTGCTGGCATCCTCGAAGATCAAAGGTAGTGGAACTTTGAAAGCCATGGCCACATTTTGCATAGCTACTTTGACAGTTTCTTGAAAATCCATATCAGAAGGTTTCATCTGTATGGAATTGAATTTATAGTCACCACTTATAAGAGCCACAGAGCCAGCATTTTTAGAACCTGCATACATATTGCTGATACTCTCTTGCAAAGAAATAAGCTGTTGCTCATTCATGCCTGTTGGTGCATTTCCTGATATGATCCCTGAAAGCTTTGAACCCTTAGCCAAAATTGATAAGTTCCATTGCAGCCCTTCATCAATTAAGCGCCCCTCAATTCCTGCGGCCTCCATTGGTGATGCGCCTTGAATGTATGATTTTGAATCATACAAAGAAATGCGCAATAAATCAGAGAACCCAGTAATAGGATCAATTGGCAAATTAATAGACATACCAGCCAAATTGACATCATATGCATAAATCGTATCGTCATTACGTGTTTGTTTCTGCACACGATTAGGGAAGATAGATTTAAGGCTAACCACACTTGAATTAACCTCACCATATGGCATACGCAAACCAAACGCCTCACCTTTAACCAACAAATCACGTATATTACTTGAAAATGTAGAAAGACCACCTGTTTTTAAATCACGACCAAACAGTAAGTCATGTATCGGGTGATTTTTAAGCTCCTCACCGCTAGAACGATCACATACTTTAAATGTAAATGCCTCTGCTTCCGTTGCAATCTTTTCCACACACAAAAAAGCAATAGCTAACCTGCGATACATCTCTTCAGGATTCATTGCAGATGTTACATTTCCATCACTTCCATAACGGATTAAATCAGCAACCGTGGCCGTGGTAACAGATTTCTTTTCAAAAAATTTCTTAAACATTACGCAATAACTCCGCTAAAAAATGCTTGCGATTTGTGACAACATAAGGCCATAGCATCGGCCAAGTCTGGCGAACTTGATAAATTCTTCTTAGGTTCCATTTGCAACCGCCTTGTTTTATCTCTTTTATACCCTAGAGCAGTTAAGTCTTTCTGTAAATCTGCGCTATCATCACAAGACCCCACAATTAAATTTTCCCTTAAGTAATAATACATTTCTGCCCTTATATTTACGAATTGAACGCTATCAATAGCATTTGATCCAAAATTAACACCTTGACAGTCTGCTATAGGAATACTGCGCATATTACATAAAGTTATCAAATCAACATCAATATTATGACCAATACCAGTTACATCAATTCTAATTCTTTGAGGATTTATTTCAAGTATTACTTCTGCCAGCTTATTTAGTAAGTCTGAACGAGAGATTCCTTTCTTCTCAAAAAGTATCTTAAAATCTTTCCCTTGCCTCATTGCTATAACAGTCCTATCAGGGTCTTTAGCATGTTCATCACCACCAACATCAACGCCAATTGTTATCTCTCCCTTACCTTGGAACTCCCGTCTTCTTGCTTCAATAACAACTTTATTTTCAATAAATGATAATTCTCCAGTCCCTTCAAATGCCTCTTCTGGCGTGGCTGGATACTCAATACAGAACATGTCGTAACGCTTATTAAAGTCTGTATTAATTTTCTTTCTAGCCCATAGAACCTGATTGTCTGTTAAGTTATACTTTTCTTTATATTCCCTTTCACACCAACTTGAATGTGTAATCAACTCAAAATCATTAGGCAATGCTGATTGATACTCACTATTCGTGAACCAAGGAATGAAAAGAGATTCAAAATCCCCATCACCATCAAGACCGCCCATGAACTTATTATAAAACTCTTCCGCATCGCCAGTCATTCCATTTGCTGTACTTTCCAAAAAGCACTCAGACCCATCACCAGAAGACAACGCCTGCATCATTCCCCTTGTGTGATCTTGCGCATTATCCCAAAATGCCACCTCAGAACCGTGGAAAAGCTGCAACGTTGCAGAACGTCCAGAACCTTTACTTCCAGCTGTTGCAATAGAAATACGTGATTTAATGTGTTGAAATTCTAATATGCTTTCATTGTTCTTTGTGTCCAGCGGCCTTAATTGCTCGTGCACACCATCGTAACATTGTCTAACTAGAGAAAATAAATCCTTACCAGCATCATGCAGATGCACCATTATACGAGCCTTTAAACCCTTATTATACATCACTTTATGCAAAAATCGCATACGAATGTAAGTTGTACACCCTTGCTGACGACCTTTTAAAATTACAATACGGACTTTTCCATCACGCTTTAATTGCTCCGCTGCTTTATCATGTATAATCTGTTGAGTTTCATTGAGCTTAAAAAAGCTTTCTTCACCAACTTTAGACACAAGCTTACATTGCTTTGAAAAGAACTTTATAGGGTCTTTCCGTAAAGTTTTAATTGCTGTTATGCGATCCATATTTAATCATCAATGGCATTAGAGAAATCTTCTTCTTTTGTGTCTTTCTCATTATTCTTAGCATTGTCACTTGTAGCAATACCAAAGTTTCTAGCTAATAAAACAAGTGGAACAGAATTAACCTTAACATCATTTCCTGTTACTACTAAATCTTGTATCATATGCACAAGATTTTCTTTTTTATTCTGTAACGCTTTGTTTTTAGACTCGTAAAATTCTGGATATTGGTTCGCCCACTCATACACAGTGGCTGGGTCAACATCAAGACTTCTAGCAAAACTTGCTAAAGTTGCCTTTTCATCATCTTTAAAGAAATCTCTTATCTTATTGCAATATTCTTTCTTATAAGATGATTTTCTCCCCCTATTGTTATCACCCTTTTTGACGTAACCACCCACAGATTAACCCTGTACAACTTCAACATTATGCTCTATAGCAGGAACAACACGCTTTTCTTTTTTATCTAACGCAACAGATAATCTTGCTGCAACACGTGCTTCACCATTTTGGTCTTTAAATTCTACACCTTCAATCTCCATAACAAGATCAGGACGTAATGATTTAGCATCATTCAAGATAGGATCAATAATAATCTTTGCTTCTGCCTCGAGTGCTTTTGTACGCTCTGAAAATTCATGCGCAAGCTGTTTGAACTCTTCCCTTTTTTGCTCCAATCCTTGTGCGCATTGGATAAACTTTGCCATAGGTATTTCATTTACAACACCACAAAGCTCTGAATTTTCATCAATATCATTAAATAAAGGTGGTAAATTGGTCGAATTTGCATCAATATTCAAGGTTTCTGAAAGCTTGTAAATACGTCTTGTACGAATTGTCTCTACAAACTCTTCACCACCTTCTTCATCTTTAATGTTAATAAGTTTCATAATAAATCCCTGTGTTAATGAATAAATAATATTATATACTTTTCATAAAGTAAAGGTTATATTAACCATGTAACCATCTGTGTTGTCCCTGATTGCTTCTCTCCTTTCACTCTTCTGGCAGTCAGGGATTTTTTTCCACATTAAAAAACCCCACTCAAAAGAGCAGGGTTAGTGTTCACTTTAGGAATATTCATATATGCCATGTTTAGGGTACTATGATTTTCTCAGCGTAGCAATTACTTTCCATCATCTACACGTTCGACCTTGAAAGATATTCTTTCATCACCTTTTCTAGCCACAATAATTTTCCCCTGCAATTCGGGTGTGTTTTTATCTACTATCTCTTGATGTAATTCCACAAGGTTCTGATCCAATGAATTACACACATCTTGAATATGATGAATCATTTCCTCTCTTAGTTTATTTATAGAGGCGCATAAAAAGTTACTTACATAAGCCCCGACGCCAAATAGAATAACCAATACAACGGCAAAAAGCCACAATTCAACGTACATAAAATACCCCTAACACATTGAACAATAATGTCTAAAAACTACAATGTGATGATTAATATGCCCCAAAATAGTGTTAGAAAAAAATGCAATATGCCCAATACTAGGATCAAGTTTATGTAACCATGACCTTTTGTATTGCTTACAAGAGTCTAAAAACTTTATCATATCACTAAGTTGTATATCTACTTTTTTTGCTAAATTGTTGGCACTAAAAAGTAATTTACCTTTACACGCTTCATAAATATCACACGAAACTTGTCGCGCCTCTTCATCTGATAACTGACTTATTTTTCTCGTCACTCTAAAAAATCCTTTGTTTTATTACCTTCTCTCAAGAAAATAAATCATCTTGTTTATATGCATCTTCAACACGCTTACACGCTATGTCAAAATATCCCTCGTCCAATTCAATACCTATACCTTTACGCTTCATTTTAGCACAAGCAACAAGGGTTGTGCCACTACCCATGAAAGGATCAAATACAACCTCACCCTGATTAGTGGAATTGAAAATATAATGCGCCATTAAATCAACGGGTTTTTGTGTTGGATGGTCACTCATTTTCTCTGATTTTTTATTATACAATTGCTTAGAACCACAATCATTAATAGGCTTTGCTTTACCTTTAAAGAAAAAACCTGTAAACTCTAGCCCCTTCATATACCACCTATTCGGCGTGACATTCCCCTTATCCCAAACAAGAACATTATGAAACTTAAATCCTGAATTTTGAGCTGAATTTAATAAATTTTGAATATGCCTATTATTACACATTACGTAGGCATGAGTATCATCTTTAAGAGAATTAAATATTATTGGCATAAAATCTTGCCAATTTATATCACACCTTACAAAATCGCCTTTATTGTTATAATTAGACTTATCAAATTTACCTTTCATTTTTATATCACCACCACCAGAAGTAAGTTTATAGGGTGGGTCAGTCAAAACCAAATCACAAGATGAAACGTCTATCTCTTGCATATCCCCCAAATAAAGCGTACAATCTCCGATCACTTCCTTGCGCTTATATGTCACTCTAAAAAATCCTCTGCCTTATTACTTATCCTAAATACCACATCGGGCTGATTCGCTTGTAATATTTTCCATCTATATTTAAACTCAGGCGTTGGATCAGCGCCGCCTTTGTAATCCTCAATAACCTTTTTTCTTTCTCGTCTGTCAAAATACACATAGTCAGGTGTCATCTTGCCAATGTAGCGACGCACACAGAAAAGCCACAAGACAGGACGAGCAGCATATAAACTATATTCAGGCTTGAGCTTAAGAAATGTTATATGCTTACTCTTTGAGAGCGCCTTAAAACGCTCATATTCCCCCGTACTATCAAACTTGACCAAATCATGCCTTGGATTGTTACAGTCAGTTATAAGGCACTTTGGGCAGGCTATGACGGGCTTGTTGTTGAACATGCTCACCACTCATAATGCATTCCATATTTACGGCCATGGACGTGTTTAATAAATCGCCATGTTAATTGTTTTAATTCATGCTTCGACCTATCATCAATCAGTTTAAAATACTTTGCTATGTAATCATCCAATTCATCACGTGACAGATGTTTTGCAGGGACACCCATATTCTGGCACGTCTTAAGGTAAAGAACATTTACAAGGCATCTTGTATCCTCCTCACTTGCATATCTCAGGATTGCGTTATCCATTGTGTATAGCTGTCCCATAGATCACCTCAATCATTCCCATCATATTCTTTCTGAATGTTAAGCCAAAATTCCTTTGATGTTCCAAAGGCCCTTGATAGCTTTCCTGCTACGTAATCATTGACTGTAATATCTCCACTAAGGAGTAAAAAAACACCAGTCTTACCTATACCCATCTTTGAAGCAAAATATGACCTAGACCAACCCCTTGCTTCAAGCTCATCTACTATTATTTCAGACGGATGAAATACTTCTGCACATTTATCTTCAATCGAGCTCATGACTTCTCTCTCTTCATTTCCTTAATCGCAATAGTTGCCTTGCGCTTTTCCAGAATTTTTGTCTATCAATCTTTCTGTTATATCTAACAATCTATCATTTTGACTTTTTATTAAGTCAAAAGTCATTTTTTGTGTTTCCAAGGCATGATCTCGTGCAGCTTGCATCTCTGACTTGGCAAAATCTAATACTTTAGGGTCAAGTGACTGTATTATTTCTTTTGTCTTTTCTGGCTGTGACAAAATTCCACTCCAAACAGCTTTAGTGATTTCTGGATTATTCATCACACCCTCCCTAGCGCACGTTTCATTTCTGATATGTTTGTAAATCTTGTCTGCGGTGATCTTTTTTCAACTCCCCAAGACGGACACTTATAATCAAAGCTACCATCATTATAAACCTGATCTACAACAATAACCGTTGCTGTGCAGAAATGCGGTCTTTCAATTTCCCTATTTTCTATAACTATATCCCCTATGCGCCACTCACCTGCAATATTTGTTTGATGCTTCATACCTTACCCTTCCTAATTTTCTTTGCTAACTTCCTTAAAGCAGGTTCTTGCTTTGC